TGCCCAAGGAGTTCTTCCAGATCCTACTTCAAAAATTCTATAAGGATATTCTTCATATACGTATCCAAAGCTTGGAAACCCTCTTTTTGTAGGCATTACATCTGTGATTTTAGCACTGCCTGCAAATCTTCCTGAACGGTTTTCAAGTGCTGGAGCACCCATGTTCTTTCTAATAGTTTGAGGAAGTTTTGTGTTTATTAAATTCGCAATAGAAAATAAGTCTGTTGAACCCCTGCTTTTGCTTTTAAGAGACCCAACTTTTCCTATCTCGTTTCCTCTAATTACTGTTTCTTTACTTTTTTGTTTATATTTCTTTTTTGCAGTTCCTTTTCCTGTTGAAGTTACTTTTTTCTTTTTTACTCCAGTAACTGTTTTTCCTTTAAAAGGCTTTCCTGCAAGATTGTATAGTAAAGTTTGTTCTACTGCTTGTTTTAATGAAGGAGATCCTTCTAAATTTACAAAATCTTTAAATTGGTTTTGTAGCTCATTTATTGCTGCTTCTTCTGCATCTTTAAAAGTTTGGTTATCTACAGCTTTTTGCCATGTAAGTATAGGAACATAGTCTTTTCTAAGATTACCTTTATTATCTACAATTTGAGTATGATCTAGAGTAATACTTAGTTGATTTTCATAATCTGCTATAAATTTTTGTAGTTTTTCAACTCCTTGAGCTTTACTTTTACTTAATTTTTGTTTTGCAAAGGCTGCTTTTACGCTTGAAGCTGCATAGCCCCTTCCCCCTTCTTCGTGGCCTAACTGAACACCTGCTAAACCTCCATCGTCTCCATAATCTTTACCACCGATTCTTTTTAGTTTATCTCCAGTAGCTCTAGGTCCAAGTACTTTTTGTATAATCTTACCAAGAGTTCTATTTCCACTCTTTTCTTTCTTAATTGTTTCATACTTCGCGATAAAAAAGTATCTTTCATCTCCTATAGGAGGATTAGATCGAGCAGCAGCCCCTAGTTCTTCTAGGCGTCTCTTTTTTTGAGTTTTATTAAGTCCTCTACCTATAGCACGTATTTGAGTTTTTAAATACGCGCTCCATAGCTTCCATACCTTGTTTAACTCATCATCACTAATATCATCTTGCCAGATGTCTTTTATAGCTTCTTTAAATCTGCTTACACTTACTGCTAGTATTTGACCGTCTTGTCCTACAAGAGGCCCTCTAGCAATATTCTTAGTAAGAATTTCTTCTAATACACTTTTTGCTATTTTTCCTAGTGCTGACTTACTCATTAGAAATTCTTATACAAATCCAGAACACGTTTTATGTGGTCTGGAAATGCTACACTATCTCGAACACTTGTACTGCCTTGATTCTGAATGCTTGCGCCTCCAAGAGTCTGGCGTTCTTTGTGCTCATCTTTCAGATAGTATGTAATCAAATCATGTACTGCAAGTTTTAAATCTGCTGGAGTTGCAGAATACCCAGCAGTATAAACTACTTTTACAGCAGCTGGACCTTGTGCCCAGTTTTTATAGTTTGAACCATTTGTAGTACGGTACAAACTATCAGTTGCACTGTCTAAGTAATACTCATAGTTTCCAGTAGTCAGAGCAATATAACTTTGATCATACCCACTTCTTTCTTCTACTGAAGTAATTGCATTTACAGGACTTTCTGTAAGTTGTACAATGTGCGTATTCCAATGTACATTTATATACTCTGTTTTTGCAGAAGTATAATAGTCAATAATTGAGTTTCCACAGTAAGTTTTTACTAATTGACTCACAGAACTAACCAGCGAAGTAATCCTTAAATCCTCTTTCGGAGTATTGATTCCTTCCGCTTCTTTATAATCGTTCAGAGTAGTTAAATTAGCCATAAGTCATTTAGTAAAAACTCGGGGGAGTTTCCTCCCCCAAGTATCTCAACTATTACTGGTAAGCCCAGCGGATAGATGGTTTGTTGTCGCCAGCGTTGGCAAACAGCTCGTTGAAGCCCAGAGACTGTGATGCAACGATCACATTCTGCTGATCTTTTACGCTGTACTCAGTTTCTATGTTAACGCCACGGAGACGTGGAATTACATAGTTGTTCATGTTTACAGCAAGAGCGGCTGTTGAAGTAGCTGCACTAGCGGCATCAAGGTTATAAGCTAGCTGGTCAGTAGCAATGACAGGTGAGCCATATACTGAACCAACCATACCTACACGCTTGGTTGCCAGGTCGCTACCAACTTCAGTTACGTCTGTGAAGCCAGAAGCATCAATCAGTTCGTAATAAACGTCAGTCGGTACGATGTAAGCGACATCAGAAGGATTCAGGCCGTATTTGCCCATTTCCTTTCTCATGCCGAGCAGGTTGGCGGGGGTAACTTCAGCAGATGTTGAAGCATCAAGAGCTGTAGTTGCCGAAGCAGTAGCATAACCGCTAGTATTATCAGTACCAGAAGCACCAACAAGACCAGTAGTAAAGCCACCAGAGTTACCTACGAGGATTGCCTTATCAATAGCAATAGCGTGAGCACGTGCCAGGGCAGAGGTAACCATGGGAAGGACAGAAACAACGATCTGCTCGTCAGTGTCATTCGAAATGAATGTACCTGAGATCAGACGATGAGCCTGCAAGATGACCTGAGATACAGTGTAGTTGTTGTCACTGTTATCAGTCAACTGGTTAGAAGAAGCAGTGATGCCTGCTGCACTCCAAGAAGCACCATTGGAATCAGGAGCAAGTGGCAACACAGTGGCGCCAGAAGCAACCTGAATTTCGCGGAAAAGAGGAGCAATCTTCATTTCCTGACGAACTTCTTCTTCAAACTGCTGAGAAACGATTACATCGATACCAGCAGCAGTGGTAGAGGTATAGTCAACACCAGCTTTTTCAAGCATATCCTTCGCATATGCAGTGTCAAAACCTTTACCAGTGATTTTACCAAGAATATGGGCAGACAGAAGGTCTTTACCAATAGACTTGAGTTCCTGACGACCACGGCCAGAGAAGTCACGCTTGCTGTTACGCATAGCTTCCAGCTCAGCAGCTTTCTCTTCAAGGTCAGTCTTGTACTTGTTAAGGATTTCCGCAGATTCAGCTTTTTCAGCTTCGAATTCCTTGCGAATATCTGCAACTAGCTGCTCAGCACCAGTAGTGATGCCAACACGAACAGCTTCCTTCTGCTCAGCGTCAGCAGCAGCTTTTTCAGCTACTTTAGTGGCTTCAGCTTCAGCGGCAGCCTTTTCGGCAGCCTTTTGCTCGGCTTGCTTCATTGCCAGATTTGCAGCAGTTTCTTCTGCTACCTTCTTTGCAAAAGCTTCCAAGTCGATTTCCGGAGTTTTTACATCTTCGGACATTTCGATCTCCTTTTGTGTGGAAGAATCTTCCACGCTTACCGGTGTATCACTAGCTATACTAGAAGTATTAACTTCATCCTTAGCCAGAGACTGACCGGCTAGATCTACACGATTAATGAAAGTTTTCTTGAAGTCTTCGTATTCAGCCATCGAATCAAAAGACTTCGAAAGTGAGAAAGTAGCTGCTTGATTGCAAGGCACGGAAACTACCGATACTTCAAACAACTCAGCATCCTTTATCATTAGTCCCTCGGTTTCCTGTAAATAATCAGCATCCTTGACTCGGAAACCAACGGAAAAAGCTCCAAGAATGCCCTCTTTAACTAGTTCGCACACATTTGCAGGTGCGGATTTGCTAATTTTTGCCTCGAGTTCGAGACCTTTATCTGTTACTTTTAGCCCAGTAGCTCTACCAATAGGACGGTCATAGTCATGATTAAAAAGAATAATTGGATTCTTTTCAAAGTTTCCTAGCCCGCCTTTACTCCATGCTTCTGGAGAAATAGAATCTCCCGCACGGTCAACATCATTGGTGCTAGCCATTCCACGAATAATGACAGAACCATCTTCTGTGGCTTGTGACTTAAAAGTAGATGTGAGATTAAAAATTTTCTCCATCATTTTTCACCAGTTTTTACTGCTGTTGCAGTCTTCGCCTTTGGCTTTGGTGGAGTTTTCTTTACCGTAGCTTTAGGCGTAACTTTTGGTTTTTCTTCTACTTTGGGGTTATGAATAAGGTCCCAAACGTCTGGTACTTCCCTTTCTATCATAACTAATAAACTATTCCACGAACCTGTTATTCTGTCAATTTCTTTAACTGTACAAGACGGTGGAAAGTCTTTCATCTGAGAGTATTCCTTTCTAGTAGGAACACGTCCAAGTTCAGCAAAAAATAAACCAACTTCTCTTGCTAAACGTAATCTTTGTCTTTGCCTTCTAATTGCTCCCATTAGTATTTTCCTCTTCTATGGGTCGACCTCCTAAATCAGGATTTGCAGCCGAACCAGCAATATTTGCGGGAACTCGAAGCTCGTCATATCCTTCGACAGGTTCAAAGCCAAGACTATCTCTGGCTTCGTTTGGACTAATAATTCCAGTATTTACAAGTGCAGAATAATACTGAGACTGGTCTCTTAACTCTGGTTGCAGAGCTGGTATATCTGACACATCTTCTCTAACTTCAAAGCCAAAGAAGCGTGTAAATGCAAAGTTCATTTTACGAACTATTGGAAGTATTGTTTCCAAATAGTACAAACGCATATTTGGTCGGATATTTGCGTTGTTACCTGAATCTAGCATGATTGGTGGTATGCCAATCGATTTCAATATAATCTTTTCGTTTTCTTGAATCGCATTCGAGAAGTCAAGTTCCCTAAAGTTTACAGCAGATATTTTATCTACTTCTAAACCGCCATCAAGAATCAAGGGTCTGTGTCCGCCAGCATCTGGCTTGTAACGTACTGCCCATGATTGTAACATTCTTTCTTTAATCTTTTCAGATAAAGTATTTGGAGATTTAAGTACTAAACCTGGTACTGCTCCATTCTTGAAAAAGTTATCTTGAAACTTTCTCATGTTTGCCATCAACTGCATTGTACGCACTGCTGGCTTTAATCTTGATACACCTCTGTAAATATCGTGAAAAGAATTTTCTTTTATATGGATAATTTCGCTAGGTGAATAATCAACATCGTTATAAGTGTACTTCTCGACATAA